CGATAACTCAATCTCAATTTCAGAAATTGAGGCTACGGAAACTTGGGTTAACTCAAAGACTGGGGCCTACTAAAATGCCGTTGGTTTCCAAAACTTTTTCGCAGATCATCACCTTCACACGCGCCAGCACGGCGACATATTTCGACTCTGCTGGCGTGCTGCAAAGCGCAGCGATTGATGTGCCACGCTTCGACTACGACCCTGCCACGCTGGCTGCGCAGGGGTTTTTGATTGAGGAAACGAGGACGAATTTGCTGTTATACAGCGCAGAGTTTAACAACGGAGCAATTTGGATACCTTTTACCGCTACTATTACGGCAGATGCTGCTGTATCACCAGACGGGACAACTACGGCGGACAAACTTGTTCCGAACAGTGGGGCTACAGGCGCATACGTTGCGCAAAACGTTTCTGCTACCGCGGGCGTTGTCTACACATACAGTTTTTTTCTTAAAGCAGCGGAATATGATTCTGTAAGAACTCCGGGCAACGGAACCGCTTTTATTGCAAATGCTGAGTTTAATGCTTCAACAGGTGTAGCCACTTTAATTTCAGGCACTGCAACTATTGGGATGACAAGTGTTGGAAATGGTTGGTATCGTTGTTTTATTACTGAAACAGCGGCAACGACTTCTAGCAGCGGTAAACAACTCCGTTATCCATTAACAGGCGATGGCACCAGCGGCGTTTACATCTGGGGCGCTCAAATCGAAGCCGGCTCCTTCCCCACCAGCTACATCCCCACCACCTCCACAGCCCTAACCCGTGCGGCAGATGTGGCAAGTGTGAATACGTTGTCGCCTTGGTACAACGCAAGCCAAAGCACTATTTACGCAGAGTGGACGAACATTGCCGCAACAATGCCAACAGGCTCCACGCAAATAGTATTTAGAATAGGCGATGGAACGGGAAACAATTTCTTAGCTTTGTTTCAGACTCAAGGAGCAAGTTCTAAAGCATCGCAAAATCAGTTTTCTGGGGGCGTAAACCCGGGAAGAATTGACGCTGGCGGTGCGTATTCAAACACTACAGTAAAAGCTGCATCTGCTTTTGCGGCTTCTGATCGAGCACTATCCGCAAATGGTGGTGTTGCCGTTACGTCTGCAACGGGCGCAATGCCAGTGACGTCAATCAGAATGTCATTTGGTGTTGACGATAGTTTATCTGTCGGCTTCCTTAACGGCTACCTACGCCGCGTCACCTACTACCCCGTACGTCTGAGCAACGCAGAATTGGTCAGCCTAACGAGCTAAGGAGCCATCATGTACACCGATTTCTTCCTCAAATTTGACAACGAAGCCGCTGCCGATGCAGTGTTGTTTGATGGCGCTGGCGAAGAGCGTCGCCCCAAGTACGCTGCCATTGACGTCATTGGCACCATCTACAAACCCACTGGCGAAACCATCACCGCCGACGAAGGCAAAGTGCTTGAGATGGCTCCTACTTCCGGTTGGCATGTCAACGTGCGTCACACCAGCAAAGCGCCGGAACTAGAGCAGTACCGAGTGCATCCGGTTACGCCGCAGCGGATGTGGGCATAACGCTAGGACGCAAACATGGACGTCTTCCGAACTTTAATCACGACAGCCGAAGAAGCCCCGCTAGCCCGCCTAGTCTGCTCCACGCTGGGCGGCGTTCCCTACGAGGGCATGTTCGAAGTCGGCCTGTCGCCCACCGGCGATGAGCCTGCCACGCACTACATCAGCAGCGGCGGCGTGGGCGAGAACTTCGCCAAGCTGGCACCGTTCAGCACCTGGGCCTGGGAGCAACCAGATCCCGATCAGCCTGGGCAGTGGGTGGAGACGGAGTACAGCCCCGGTGAGCCTGTGAAAACCGCCGAGATGTGCGTCGAAGCTGGGCTGGAAGTAACGCCCGAGGCCATCGAGTTTATGTACGCCGCATCTGACGTCACGGACGAGCCTTGGCAGACGGCGCTGCAGCGCCTTGGCCTTCAGCGCATCATTCCTCCTGAGCCTGTAGCGGAGCCTACCGATGCAGCCTAAACCCGCCCGTGGCCTGATTGCGTGGGTGCTGCGCCGCACGGGCTTTGCGGGCGTGACGCTGGCTCCGTTTGGGATTTACATCCTGCCGGAACACATGTACAGCGACAGCCTGATTCGGCACGAACAGACGCACTGGCAGCAGTACAAGCGCATGGGCACGGTGAAATACTACGCGACCTATGCCTACCAGGTGCTGAAATACGGATACCGCAACGCCCCGATGGAACGCGAGGCGCGCGGCGAGTAATTCGCGTGGTATATTCCGCGCATCCTTACCGGCCAGGCTGACCGGGGATTCCACAGGAATCAAATGGACGCAGATCAACTGCCCGTAGCGGATGCCGCGCCAGCGGTAGACGTGCAAGCACCCGAGGTGACGGCTGCCCCGGACAGTGCTGTTGATACGCCGGTCGATCAGCAGAGCAGGACTTTTTCGCAAGAGGAAGTCGACGCGCTGATCACCAAGCGGCTCGCAAAAGAGCAGCGCAAGTGGGAAAGAAAGCTCTCGCAACCTGCCCCGGCGGCAAAACCTGTAGCGGCTACGCCAGCACCTACTGCTGACCAGTTCGCCAGCGTCGACGAATACGCGCAAGCGCTCGCCGAACGCAAGGCGCACGAACTGTTGCAGCAGCAAGAACTGCGGCGCCAACAGGAAACCCTGCTGGAGTCATATCAGGAGCGCGAAGAGGTCGCGCGGGAAAAGTACGACGACTTTGAACAAGTCGCACTGAACCCGAGGCTGCCGATCACGACCCTGATGGCGCAGACGATTCAGGCATCCGACATCGGGCCTGACATCGCCTACTACTTGGGCTCAAACCCCAAGGAAGCGGAGCGGATTTCCAGACTGCCGGCTTTTCTGCAGGCCAAAGAGATCGGGAAGATTGAGGCGAAGGTTTCGTCCAATCCGCCCGCCAAGAAAACCACTGCGGCTCCGTCGCCCATCAAACCCGTTACCGCTCGGTCTGCGTCTACGACGTATGACACCACTGACCCGAGGTCTGTGAAGAACATGACTACGAGTGAGTGGATTGAAGCCGAGAGGTTGCGGCAGATGCGCAACGCAGAAGCACGTGGCGTCCGTTAATTTCTGAAAGGAATTGTCATGGCTCAATCGCTTCTTACGATTGACATGATCACCAACAAAGCGTTGGAGATCTTGGAGAACAACCTCGTTCTCACCCGCAACGTCAACCGCCAGTACGACAGCTCGTTCGCTGTCGAAGGCGCCAAGATCGGCGACACGCTGCGCATCCGCCTGCCGGATCGTGCGCTGGTCACCGACGGTGCTGCCCTGGGCGTCCAAGAGGTCAATGAGCAGCAGACCACGCTGACCATTTCCTCGCAGAAGCACATCGGCGTGAACTTCACGTCTGCCGAGATGGCTCTGTCGCTGGACGACTTCGCTGATCGCATCCTGAAGCCGCGCGTGTCGCAGCTGGCGTCCAGCATCGACGCTGACGTCGCCAACTCGTTCAAGAGCATCTACCAGTCGGTCGGCACCCCCGGCACGACGCCTGCAACCAGCCTGGTGCTGCTGCAGGGCAACCAGAAGCTGAACGAGGCTGCTGCCGTGATGAGCCCGCGCTACGTCACCGTCAACCCGGCGGCGAACGCGGCTCTGGTGGAAGGCATGAAGGGTCTCTTCAACCCGACCTCGACCATCTCGCGCCAGTTCAAGAACGGCATGATGGGTGAGGGCATCCTCGGGTACGACGAGATCAACATGTCTCAGTCGATCAAGCAGCACACCAACGGCGACTGGGGTACTGCGATCGAAGTGGACGGCACGACGACCACCCAAGGCACCTCGCAACTGAACATCACCTTCACCGGGTCTTCCAAGACCTGGAACGTTGGCGACGTGTTCACGATCGAGGGCGTGTATGCGGTGAACCCGCAGACGCGTGAGTCCACCGGCTCGCTGCAGCAGTTTGTGGTGACCGAGGCGCTGACGGCTTCGTCCAGCGGCACGCTGAAGTTCTCCCCGGCGCTGTACACCTCGTCGCACGCTCTGGCCACGGTGACTGCCTTCCCGGCCGACAACGCCGACATCACGATGCTGGGCTCTGCTGCTGGCCAGTACGCGCAAAACCTGATCTATCACAAGGATGCGATCACGTTTGCGACTGCTGACCTGCTGCTGCCGCAGGGTGTGGACATGGCCTCGCGCAAGGTCCACAACGGCATCTCGATGCGGATCGTGCGCCAGTACGACATCAACAACGACCGGATGCCGTGTCGTATTGACGTCCTGTACGGGTACTCCGTGATCCGGCCGCAGATGGCTGTTCGTCTCTGGGGGTAATCGACATGCCAAACACCAAGCCCATTGGTGTGGCGTACGAGGACCAAGAACTCGATGGTGCAATCGTCGGCAAGTCCGGCGGCACTGTCGGGTTCTACGGGACCACGCCCGTCACGCAACGCTCCAGCGCGGCGCAAGCCACGTCTGCTGTTGGCACCGCCAGCAGCGCCGATGTCACCACCGCTCTCAAGGCGGCGGTCATCGAGATCATGAACACGCTGCAGGCCGTTGGTCTGTGGAAGGGTGGCGCGTAAGCGCCGGAAAGGAATCGCATCATGGCTTTCTCTGCTCCGAAAATCGGTGACGGCGAACAGATTGGCGACGGCAATACCGCCGAAACCCTGAACGTCGGCCGCTCCGGCCAGCCCGTGGCGCTGCAGCCGTCGGCTTCTGGCACGCTGGGCTTCTACGGCACCGCGCCGATCTCGCAACGGACTGCGGCCATCGCCACGTCTGACGTGGGCACGGCGTCGTCTGCGGACGTCACCACGGCCATGAAGGCCGCGCTGATCGACGTCATGAACACCTTGGCGGCCCTTGGCCTGCTGAAGGCTTCGTGATCCGCGTGCTGCATGCGGGGTGCGGCCGAGCGCCGCTTCCCGAATGGCTGCCTGGTCAGGAGGTGCGCCTGGACATTGATCCAGACGTATCTCCTGATTTCGTTGCACCGCTCACCGCAATGGGCGACATCGGTCAATACGAGATCGCCTATTGCTCGCACGCGCTGGAGCATCTGGCTCCGCACGACATCGACACCGCGCTGGCAGAGTTCCGCCGCGTCATCAGGCCTGGCGGCTTTCTGATTGCCGTCGTGCCCAACCTAGCCGACGTCAAGCCCACGCTGGACGTTGTGTACGAATCGCCTGCCGGCCCGATCACGGGGCTGGACATGTACTACGGCAAGGCGTCGTTCGTCAAAGACAACCCGTACATGGCGCACAAGTTCGGCTTTGTGCGCAGCACGTTTGAGCAGTTTCTGGAGCGCGCAGGCTTCACGGTCAAGCACGTTTCGGACTCCAATTACAACCTCATGGCAACGGCCCAACGATGAAAGTCGTGATGTGCGTGCCGACGATTACGCGGCCCTACCAGCAACTCATCCAGTCCATTGAGCAAGCCGTGCCTGCGCTGGATGCTGCCGGCATCGAGCACCAGTTCGTCAGCGAGATCGGCAACCCGTACATCAGCCAAGCGCGCAACGTCATGCTGCGCAAGGCGCTGGATGCCAATGCAGACCAGATCATCTTTCTCGACCACGATGTGTCCTTCCCGCCCGAGGCGTTGCTCAAGCTCATCCAGACTGAGGGCGACGTCGTTTCCGGCACCTATCGGTTCAAGAAGGACGAAGAGGACTACATGGGGTGCCTGTACACCACTGGAACAGGCCACCCGATCGTTCGGCAGTCGGACGGCGCGATCCACGCTGAATGGGTGCCTGCGGGCTTCCTGCGCGTCACTGCGGGCGCGGTAGACAAGTTTATGAAGGCCTACCCGCACTTGTGCTATGGCTTGGCCTACAGGCCGCACGTCGACCTGTTCAACCACGGTGCGCACAAAGGCATCTGGTACGGCGAAGACTACGCGTTCAGCCGCAACTGGAACGACTGCGGCGGCAGCATCTGGCTGGTGCCCGACATGGACATCACCCACCACAGCGCCGAGAAGGCCTATCCCGGCAACTATCACATGTACCTGCGGCGCAGGCCCGGAGGCGACCTATGGCAACCATCTACCTGAAGCACCCTGTTCACGGCCACAAGATCGCCACGTTGGATCTGGAAGCAGAATACGACGAACAAAACGGGTGGGAGCGGTATACTCCGAAAGCGCCTGAGTCCGAGCCCGAGTTTCCGGTGAACCGCATGATCAGGCGCAGGCGTATGGAGTCTGCCGATGTCCACCACAGCGGGTGACCAGATCAATGCAGCGTTAAGGCTGATTGGTCAACTGGCCGAGGGTGAAACCCCGTCGGCCGAAACGTCGCAGGATGCTCTTGCGGCGCTCAACCAGATGATTGACTCTTGGTCGATCGAACGCCTGTCGGTGTTCTCGACGCAGGATCAGGTCTTCACGTGGCCGGCAAACACGGCCTCGCGCACACTGGGGCCGAGCGGCAACTTTGTCGGCAACCGGCCTGTGCTGCTGGATCCGTCGACGTACTTCCGCGATCCTGAGTCGGGGATCTCGTTCGGGTTGGTGTTTATCAACCAGCAGCAGTACAACGGCATCGCCCTGAAGACGAACAGTTCGACGTACCCGCAGGTCATGTTCACCAACATGACCTACCCGGACATCACGATGACCGTGTACCCGGTGGCCAACAAGGCGCTGGAGTATCACATCGTCAGCGTCGAAGAACTGTCGCAGCCCGCCACGCTGAACACCACGCTGGCGTTCCCGCCAGGCTATCTGCGGTGTTTTAAGTACAACCTGGCCGTTGAGATCGCCAACGAATTCGGTGTTGAACCGCCACCCACGGTGACGCGCATTGCGATGGCGTCGAAGCGCAACCTCAAGCGCATCAACAACCCTGACGATTTGATGAGCCTGCCGTACAACCTGATCAACCGCAGGATGCAGCGCTTCAACGTCTACACAGGAATGCCGACGTAATCATGGCAAACGTAAAGATCTCCAATTTGCCCGTTGCCGCAACTGTTGACGGCGCCTCGTCGGTTCCTGTTGTAGAGGGCGGCGTTACAAAACAGGTAACGTTTACGGGAATGCTGACCTCGCCGGCACTGTTTGCTTCCGGCATGGCTGCGTTTTTTGCCACGCCGTCGTCAGCCAACTTGCGAGCAGCACTGACGGACGAAACCGGCAGCGGCGCCGCAGTGTTTGCGGATTCGCCTACGCTCACTGGCGCGGTCAACGTAACGGGCACTGTTGCGGCCACAAAGCTGATCCCCACAGGCAACGTCACTGCCGGCAACGGCATGTACCTGCCCACCACGAACACGCTGGCGTGGAGTACGAACGGGGTGGAGGGGATGCGCCTTGACGCCTCCGGTAACCTC